TGGGCATTGCCGGTCGCAACGTCAGCCAAGCGAGATAGAGCCGATGTTGTCGAGGCATAAAGGATGTCTCCGACAGCATATGTTGTTTGCCCGGTGCCACCGTTATCCGCATCAAGAGTACCGGCCATCGTAATGGTGCCGGACGTTGTAATAGGCCCACCAGAGAAAGTCAGACCAGTAGTGCCACCAGAGACGTTAACGCTTGTGACTGTGCCAAGACTTGCCACGTTTTCTGTGACAGCAATGACATTTGTGCCATCGCAGTAAACCTGAACTGTCTTTCCACGAATAAGCGTGACAGATGTGCCGCCGCCAATAGATGCAATCACTACAGCGTGCGGACCGCCAGTTGCGTCAGTCGTGTCATTTCTGACAACCCAACAGCCTTTGACCGGTGTAGTGTTGGTTGCGACATCGCGTGGGATAGTCAAAGTCACAGGGGCAGAGATTGCGCCCTGAATGACCCATGCCAAACCCTGATATTCGGTAACGGTCAGGTTTCGTGATCCTGCCGTGGCATTGATAAAACTTGTCGTTCCAAATGCGGCGTCAATGCCGGTCAAGTCTGCGTTGACTGGCACGTTCCAAGTATCGACGTAATCACCATTCCCCGGACGTTCGAGGTTCTTGTTGGTTGTATAGGTCGAAACCATGGTCAGCCCTCAATGTTGCGATTGGCGATTTCAAGCGCCCGTGCCACCGTTTCGTCAGACGAATTCAGCAGCACCTTAGTCTGATTGTTCACTTCCCGCTTGGCCTTTTCAAGAGCAGCAATAAGCTGCTGGCCAGACATAGCCATGACACGGCCACCCTTCTTGCGGCCTTGGCGCGGCAACGGGGCAAGCGGCGTTGGTGCCGCATATCCACTTTGCTGGTCAGTCGGGTCCATGGCAGGGACGTTTCTAAACAACTGGTAAGCGCGGGGATCAATAACACCCTCCGGCCGAACAATCGGAGCGCCAAACTGCTCTGCTTTTAACTGCCCGCGCCTTGTCAAAGCTGCCGGGACTTCAGCCGCAGTTTGCGCTGCTATAGACCCAAGCACTGAGGTCACGGGGCCGTGGGTAAACCCAAAAGCGCCACCAACAAGAGCGGGGACATATTTATAAAATGCCCTTGTGATAAAGCCCTGTTTTTCAGCCTCTGAAGCATCTTGTCTTTTATTGACCATTTTAATTGTTTCGGACAAACGACGAAGCTCCGCCATTTGTTCGCGCGCAGCTTTGATTGACGCTTGATCGCCAGCAACCGCGCCAAAAGCACGTTCTGTTACTGGCCTAACAGCAGGAGACAAATACTGATCAATCTGGTCTGGCAGCAACGAAAGATCGTTGTTCTTCGGCGTCAGAATATTGTTTTTGATTGCAGACCTGAAAGCTTCCATTGATGGCGTGTCACGGCCAACAACTTTTTCAATACGGTTATAAAGGGCTGGGCCAATTCTTGGATTGGTCAAATTAACATTAATTACATTTTGGGCGGCTTGCGCCATCTCCGGGGTCAATGAGTTGGCAACAAATTTCGTATCAGGATCAATCATTTGGCTCATGATACGATTGAAAACACGGGTTTCGCCGCCGTGTTTGCTGTAGAATTGATTGAGGTAATTCCCCCATTCTTTGTTCGCAGCCGCAAAATCTGCCATGGCTTTTGCGCCATCGCCGCCAACAAAAAGGTTTTCTTCAATACCCCGGTTTAGAGCGTTTGTGTAACCTTCTTTGATAGCGCCAAGTGTTTTATAATCATCCCCCTTCGCCCCTTTTTGCAGGGCGTTCATTTGCTCATAGACCTTAAACATATTTCTAAGGTCTTCTTTGCCACCATACGGCATTTCCCCTGAGACAACCGTATTGCGAAGCAACTTCATTGCATCAGATGAAGCTGGGTACGACTGAAGCTGTTGAAAATTGATGACCTTACCTTGTTTTTGAAGAAGGTCTTTAATTTCTGGGAACACCAAATCAGCAACAGAGTAGGTCTCTAAACCCTGTACGCCGGGGGTATAACGAGCGCCCTCAAGGCCGATTTCGCCAGTACGGACACCTTCTTCAAAAGCGCCGGGAACATTGTCAGATTTTGCATAAGCTTCTTTTGTCTTACGCAGTGCTTTGCGCTCTGCGCCTTGCAAAGCTTCTGCCCCAGCAAACGGACTAACAGTTTCATCAGTCATTCCGGCAATTTTTTGCCCAAGAATATCTGTGGCTTTACTCTGCGCTATTTCGCCTGCTTCACGCCCACCCTCTAGTGGACGAACACCAGTCACAATCGATGCAGACGGCGCAATGCCTTCTTTCGCCAGCAATGCTTCGCGCGCTGCGGCTTCAGAAATGCCCTTCTTCTGCATCGTTTTCACGATGTCATCTTGGAACGAGGCAATGTCTTCCGGTGATAGCCTGTCACCAAAGGCAGATTTAACAACCCTTTCAGCTTCAGGCGTCAGCTTTTGCACCACGTTGCCAGCATCATCCGTGATGGTGGTGACAACTTCTGGCATCTTCGCAAACTTGTCTGCGATCTTGCCAGCGATAGGAGCCATTGCGCCGCCCAAGGCACCGCCAAGAGCAGTATCCAGAGCAACTGATGTCCAAGCTTTTCTGTCGCCTTCCAAAACTTCCGGGGCTTTTTCGATGGCAGATGAAACGCCAGACATGCCACCGGACAGCGCCGCGCCAGTTCCAATAGCCTTTGCGCCCCGCAGTCCTTGGCCGATAGCTCCGCCGGGAAGCAAAACGCCACCTACAATACCTGCCGCCGTGCCAACTCCAGAGGAAATGGGGTTCTGGCGAGCCAACGCTTCTTCATAAGCTTTCTGTTCTTTATAAACCTCTGAATATGGCTTATCGCCGGTCAGATAGGTTCCAGCCGCCACAAGGTGGGATGGGATATTGAACAGTGCCGCGTTGGCTGCGCTGTATGCGCCAGCCTTTACTTCTTCTGGAACAACACCTTTAGCAGCTTCGATCTTGGCGCGGTCCGCCACAAACTCTTTTTCTCCGGGCGTGACAGCGACAGGCTGCTCTTTAGCATAAGCCGACCAAGGGCCAGCCCCAGCAGCCGGTTGCGTCTCTGATTGCTGAAACTGCTCCCAAGGACCTGCCATTATTGCACCTTCTGCCAGCTTGCCGGATCAGCCGGATTGCCACCAAGGAACCTATAACCCTGTTGCACTGCGCCAACTTGCGGGACTGCCGGTGTAGCCGGTTGCTGCTGCGTGCCACCAGCGGCCGGAGCAGGCTCTGAACCAGCCGGACGTTCAAACCCATAACTGCGGCGGGCGCTTTCAATCGTCTGCCGTGTCACGCCGGGACCCGGACGGATTTCCGACTCAAACACCTTGCGGGTGTAGTTTGTCGGTGTTTCGTCTTTGTAATTCTTGGAATAGTTCAGCAGGAATTCCGCAGGCTGCGTGCCACGGGGCTGCTCCAAGAATTTTTGGTCCTTGTTCTTATAGTAATCCAACTCGCCAAGGGCTTTGCCGATCAGCATGTAAGCGCCGCCTGCCGTCAGGGTCGGGGCAGGAACGGTCTGCACTGCGTTTTGCATTGCAGCACCCGGAGCGCGGGTAAGGCCGTTTTCGTCCACGATCTTGAATGCTTGCGTCAAAGCGGTCTTCATGGCTTCGTCAAACGAAGCGTTCTGATAGGCGCGGTCAAAGACATTGAAGCCAATACCGGCGAGGAAGTCGGTAACTTGAGTCTTCAATTCTTCAGCGCGGTTCGGCTCATAGCTTGAATAGATGTCGGCCAACCGCTTCAGGCTGCTACGAGCCGTGTCATAAGTTTCAGCACGGCCAGCCGCCTTTTCAAGATACTTGTTGTAGCCTTCTGTCTGCGCCTTGGTGAGTTCAATGTTTGTCTTGTACTGAAGGTCAACCGCTTCACGCAGATAGGTGTCCTTCAGCTTCTGGATTTCCATACGCTCTGCGGCCAAGCGTGATGCTTCAGCCGTGTCGCCTTGGTTTGTGGCATTCTTTTCACGCTGCGCCAGATTTGCAATCTGCTGTTGCAGTGCATTCGGGTCGCGTTCGCCTTCCAAGCCCGCAAAGGCTTTCGGGTTCTTCTGAGCGTAATCAATCAACTGCGTCTGGTTCATGCGTGTCAGATCGACAGGCTTTGCCTCTTCAGTCGGGGCCGCTCCGGGTTGTGCTGCGCCGGGAGCCGCTGTTGTCTGGCCCGGAGCCGCTGCCGGTGCGCCACCTTGGCCGGGAGGGGGCGGAGCCATTGGCGTGCGCTCACCGCCGCCACCGGGGATCGTATAACCACCCTGTTGCTGGCCCGGAGACACAATACCCAGAACAGCGGGGTCCACATTGAGGCCCCGTGCCATGCCACCCACAACCTGCTTAAACTGTGCTGGGGTAAGCAATTCACTGGTATTCTTGTTGAAGTACCGCGTTTCACCGGTCTTCTGATCCGTTGTGACATTGAAGCGGTCACGAACGATGTCGAGGACGTTCTTGGCAAGATCAGCCGTAAGGCGCTGCTGGGCCTGATAGCCTGCCACGCCACCAACGATGCCTTCACCAATCGCCCCGCCAAGTGTCGGGTTGCGCGATGCCAGCATGGACCCGACCACCGAAAGGGCCGGGACCCAGAAGTTAGAACCACCGGGGATGCTAAAGCCGGACGAAGCATCTTCGCCGCTATATTGCACCGGGGTAGCCTTTTCGGATGGCATGTCGGAGGCTGGGATAACGCCCTTGCCGCCACCCCGACCCTGTTTTGCAAATGCTTCCCATGTTGGCGCAAGAGCCTGTTTAATCTCAGGCGTCACGCCAGTTTCTTGCAGGTCTGCGTCAAGATCGCGGCCTGTACGGCGGGAATAATCATCAGACGCCAATTTCCATGTGGCAGCGTCCTGATAGCCCTTCGTCATAGGAGCGCCACCTGTCACAGCGTCCCATGTGCCTTTGATAAATTGGCCAGCGCCAGCCGCAGTCGAATAGCGGCCATCATCACGGCGCTCACGGATATTGGGATGGGGACCTTCTGGGTCGAATGTTTTACCAGATGAGCCAACGCCGCCATACCGAATATCGTAACGACCACCGCTTTCAGGGCCATAAATTGCCTTTAGCATCGCCTGACGATGCTCTGGCATGTCTTCCAAGTTTTGCGGCTCAATCTTGTAACGCGGAGTCTCTTCAACTTCGCCTTCTGTGGCGTAACCTTGGCGCGTAAGGCCACCCATGGCACGCTTGATTGCGCCTTCGGTTGCCTTGTCATAGTCAACGGTCAAATAACCATCGCGTTTGCCGACAGCTTCCGGCTTCTTGCTCAACACTTCCTGTGCAAGCAAACCAATCTGGGTGCGGCCATTGCCGAAGTCATAACGATAGACATTCTGACCATCGTTCAACTTGCCAACCTTTTCGATATTGTCCTTCAGGCGCTCGTCAGAGAAGGGCAACAGTGCAGCAAGCGAAGCAATCGCCTTGCCTGCCGATGCAGCGGTTCCAGCCAAGCCAGCAATGTCCTTGATGTCATCGCCAACGCCACGGGCTTTGCCTGCGCCGCCGCTTCCGCCAGCGCCGGGAAGCTTGTCATCAGAGGTGTCTTCAGCTTCTTCCGTGGCATCTTCAATATAAGCATTCACACCCTTTGACGGGTCTTGCATCTCATAGGGGTCGATAACCTTGCCAAGACCGGCATAGCCAAGGCGCGGCACAACACCACCGGAAGCGAAGAAAATGTCTTCAGGCTCAACCTGACGAACCATCTTCCCTGCGTCTTCCATCGAATCAACAGGCATCACACCGCCAGTATCGGGTTGATCGCCGCCGGGAATTTGGAATCCTTCTTTGCCGCTTTCATACGACACAGGCTTGGCGCGCTCAGAGGGAGCGTCCGCCTTAGCAGGAGCGCCAGAAGCAGCACCTGCTGGCTCTGTCTTCGTTACGGTTGTGCCACCTTGTGTCGGCTTTGCCGGTGCTTTCTTGTCATCAGACAGGAAAGACTTTGCCTTGGCATAGCCCTGCTCGCCCATCTTCACCAATTCAGCGATGCTGCGACCAGTCGAGGCAGCCTGATCGAGACCAGACCTCTGACCACCGCCGCCCACCGGAGAAGCCGTGACAAGTTTTGACACTGGCAACGTAGCCTTCGGAACGTAGCCCTGCGATTTGTCACCGGGCGTGCCAGCGCCAGCGCCGCCATACGGGCCACCGCCAGAGAATGGCCCAAAGCTCTGCAACTGCGATTGCAGGATAGCGCGCATGAAATCGCTGTCTTGCACAGTCGAACCTGACGCATAACCCTGACGCGGCATGACGCCACCGCCATCAGCGTAATACCCCGGCTCATCAACTGCGCCGCCCATCCAATTAGGGACAACACCGCCACTGGCGCGATGCTCCACAGCGTCATCCGTGGCAGCTTTATAATCGACAGTCAGATAGCCATCGTGTTTGCCAACGGCATCAGGATGGTCCTGTGCCACTTCCTGCGCCATGAGACCGATCTGGTAACGCGGATCGCCTTTGTAGCGGAAGCGGTAAATCGGCTGACCGTCATTCGTCTTACCGATCTGTTCGGCATCTTCTTTAAGCCGCTCGTCGGAGAAGAAGCCCGTGGGCTGTTGCGTTGTCGTTGTCGAGCCAGACAACGCGCCAGTACCCATGGCAATGTTGGCGAGGAACTGAGCCTGCTGATACGGGAAGCCGCGTTCTTGCAGGAATTCCTGATAACGGGCCGTCATGTCGGCCTGATTTGTCTGCTGCTCTAGCGTGCCAGCCGCAATCTGTGCTTGTGCGCCCTGCAACGCCGCAGCTTGTGCGCCCGTGCCAAGCCCAGCCATGGCCTGCGCCGTGCCAGCGCCCATGCCATAACCTTGCTGTGCCAAAGCTGCCTGCTGTGCCGACATGCCCTGACCCTGAGCGAACTGCTGTTGGCCAAGGCCCTGAAGAGCCTGACCGTATTGCATCCCAAGACCCGCAAGACCTTGACCAAGAGCCTGCTGTTGCTGCGATGCAGCAAGGTTCTGCCCAAATGCAGTTTGTCCAAGGCCGGACAAAAGCTGTGCCTGTTGTGCGCCCTGACCGTAAAGCTGCTGGCCCAACTGACCGGCTGCCGTGCCAGCGCCAAGGGCCTGTGCATACTGAGTTTGGCCCAACTGAGCCAAATTCTGAGAGCCTGTGACACCCTGACCAAACAATGCCTGACCAAGCGCGGCCTGCTGTTGGGCAGCGCCCATTTGCTGGCCATAGCCTTGCTGGCCAATAGCAAGCGCCTGCTGCGCCAACTGCTGCTGTGCAGCACGGTCAGCCTGCGCGGCCGACAGACCGACACCCTGCTGTTGCTGCGCCGCAGCAAGAGCCTGTGCGTAACCCTGCTGGTAAATCGGAGCCATGGCTTGCGCCGTGGCAAGGGATTGCTGGCGTGCCAAATTAGCCGCAGCAAGACCCGCACGATCACCACCAAACGCGCCAGATCGAATGGCATTAGCCGTCTGACCTGCCATCTCCTGTTGCTGCTGCTGTTGAAGCGCCTGCAACGTGGTGTTGGCAACTTGCTGGGTATAAGGGCTCATGTAAGCCCCAATGTCCAATCCCTGCGGTCCTACAGACCGGGAGCCAGCCATGGCGGCATTCGTGGCAAGACCTTGATAGGGCTGGCCAGATGCAAGCGCGGCACCGATGCCTTGCGTAGCGGCTTGGTAATATGGAGAAGACGCGCCAGTGGCCCCCATGGCCTGCGCCATAGCAGCCTGATTGGCCAAAGCAGATTGCTGTTGAGCGCCAAAAATCTGCGCCTGCGAAAACTGATTGGCGGCTTGCGCTGCGCTTGGTGCAGCCTGTGCCGCTGTCATAGCGCCTTGGTTTGCGGCACCTGCGCCTTCCAAGCCTTGTTCGAGCGTAGATGTTGCGCCCTGATAATAAGGCTGCGCTGCTCCATAGCCCTGCCCATACTGTTGAGCAGCCTGACCGGCATATTGCTGGCCCTGAGCGTAACCTTGTTGCAACGGCTGATAGGCAGCTTGCGTCTGCCCATAGCCTTGATTGTAAGCATTCTGAAGCTGGTTCGTGGCAGTGTTGTAATAAGACTGCGCCTGATTGGCAGCCTGATTAACATTCTGCATACCTTCTCTTTGTTGACCGGTCAGACCGGCAACAAATTGGCCTTGGTATTTTTGAAAGGGCTGAGAAGCGACCTGTTCGGCTCTGGCATTAACGGCGTTATACCGTGCCATAACCTCTGGCGGGATAGATACCGATTGGGTTGTTGTTGAGGACTTCCCGCCGCCCATGCTGTTTACTCCGCAGCCTGTTTCCAGCCACCTGTGCGAGCATTATACAGGAAAAAGGCACCTGTGGCCTTCCCGAATTGACGCTCATACAGACGCACTTTGGCTTCCGTGCGATGATTTGACAGAACCCCGATAATCAGGGGAATGCCAAGTTCATCAGAAACCTGTTTAGAGAATTCGACCAATCGACGCGCCCTGCCAAATTTGCCATGCCGGAAGTCTGGATGGACAAAGATGGCCTTCTCTTCAATGACTTGATTATCAGAATACCACATGGTGCCAATTCTGAGTAGCACCGCAGCTTCAGGTTTTTTGCCATTATCGCCAACGATACCGACAACCCCATTATCAAGGTTTAGAGCAGGCCATATTTCCTGAAGGAGCCTTGCTGGGTTCGGTTCCACAAACCCATTTTCGTCACAGGCTGTGAGGGCCAGTTCCATGATGTCATCGACATCTTTGGGCTGACCAACACGAACAGGAATTGTTTCTTCAGACATCGACTAACCCCCTTAGTCTTTTGCTGGACCCGGCAAATTCTTCAGTGTTTTCACTGTCTTGGCGCGGAACGTCTTAACAAAGTCATCCAGAGAACGATGGCCCGCGTCCAAATTGCCACCGCCCAATTCTTCGATTGCCATAGGGTGAATAACATACTCACCGCCCGCTGCAATGATGGGAACCAACGGCCCCACATTGCCACCCTGTGCATAGCCTCTTGGCGCACCGCCACGGGCTCCAAACACATGGTTCAGATACTTAAATCCTGCCATTGTGTTGCCTTCGCCAAGGGCGGAGACAATATCGGCCGGGATGACATAAGACCCGGACGGAACGTGCATAGGTAAATGGTCTGTCCGTCCTGCCACTGGGCTATGGATAGGACCGACATGCGGTGTCACAGGCTTTTTAGGCCCAAGCGCGGAAGCCCCACCCCGCGCCATGCCAGCAGGCCCACCACCATCACCAGCAGGAGAGCCGCCAGCACTATCGGCATTTCCAGCATCACTGCCATATCCGCCGCCGCCTGCTGTATCTCCAAGGCCACCAGAAGTGCCATCACCCCCGCCGCCTGTGCCGCCACCAACACCATCAAAACTTCCGCCCAATGGCATAGCTGGATTGAGGGGAGAAAAGGTCTGTCCATTCCCGAAAGACTGGCCTTTATCATTAGCTTCAAGGGCCATCATGTTTGGGCTGGTGGGCATGGCAGAAAGTTGAGAATTGTAAGCCGTGCCAAATGCAGGGACCGTAAAATCATCACCGGGCTGCATCAGGCCACCAGAAGCCCGCCCCTTGCGAATCAAATTCAAGGCCATGTCGATAGATGACTGTGGCATCTGTGGAGTTTTGCCACCCCTTTTATATGCCGAAGGTTGTTGTGGCGTAGCCTGCGAAATCACTGAAGCAGGCGTTTGCGGAATTGGTTGGTCCGTCTGAGACGGCTGAGGAATGGGAGCCTCAACAGGGGTTTGAGTCTGCCCCATTTTCGCAGCCTCTGTTTGCTGCGGTGACATAGACATGCCGCTTTGATCATAGCTATCGCCAAACGCCGCGCCACCTGCATAGCGGCCCTTCCGCATAGTGCTTAAAGCGATAGCCACGGCCTGCTTTTGCGGCCTCCCAGAGCGGATAAGCTCACTGATGTTGGTGCTTACAGTTTCCTTTGAAGAACCTTTTTTCAGGGGCATCGTCATACACTCAGGTTGTAAAAGGCGATTGAACCGATACCAGCGCCATTGCTGGATGGGATATTCAACCCGCGCGCGCCAAGGGTGATAACATCACTGCTGCCAAACCCGTTGCCACTTAATGATGCCGTACACCCAAGCTGCAAGTCAAAATTGTACCCGAACGGGGCGATAATCGGAACAGAGCCTTGATTTGTCGATACGACATAATCTGTTTGATGTATGTCATCGGCTGCGGCGGTCATCGATGTGGCAGCCGTATCAACATCAACCATGCCGTTGCCAACAGCGCCAGCGGCCCACGTTGCGCTAGTTAGAGTAGGGTTTCTAACAAGGACAATTTCATAGGTACCAGAAGTGGTAGCTGCGAAGTTAACGATTGATGGAATAATAACGGCCCCATAATAACTGGAATTAATTCTCATGGATACCAATGGCGTGAAAGTAAGGCCGGTATTATTGGCAATCGAAACGCCATTTCCAGACGCGCGAGCGATATAAGGTGCTGTTACCTGTTCGTACCCGCCCTCAGAAATAACTGTGGAGCATATCATCTGTAGTGTCGCGGCAGATGCCGTAGTGCCAGTTGTGGCAATCTCATACCGTAATGGCAGAGTCGCTGTCTGCATATAGACTTTTGTTGATGTTGCCTGATTTGCATTTTGGAATGTGTGGCAGACTATATAGACGCCATTGATAATGAATCCGCAGCGCACGTTACCAACGCCCAGCCATTCAATATCAAACCACAAGATTTGGGTTTTCGTCAGATCAAGCGTTATGCCGGACGGTCCGGTGCCATCAAGCTTGTCGCCGTTCCAGTTAGCCTGCGTGACATACCGGCTATCATCAACCGACCCGCTTGTGTAAGTGCGGATAACAAAACTTACACCATTAGAACCCTGTTCAAGATAGACACCATTTTGCGCGCCAAAAAGTCCAATACGCTGCCTAAGATTGGCTCTTGCAGAGGCCATGGTGAACGTCTGCAATGTCAACATGCTCTTACCGGGCTGATACGGGAACACGCGAAATGTTTGCGCTACAGCCGTAGAACCCGATGAAGTAGTGACATTTAAATTAACTGAAGACTGATTAGTGTTATAGCTTGTTGTCCCACCCGTAGAAGTCACATAGCTATAATGCTTATCAGCCGCAAACCGGCTTTGGCTATCAAACAAAGAAAATGGGTTGCTGACCCGCAACCGGCCAAAGGCGTCCGTATTAGTGCCGTCAAAAGTTACATAGCTTGGATTGCTTGGGTCGCCATATGGAGGCCATGAAGTGATCATCTTGGCCCCCCAATACCGCCGGAGATCAGAAACGTAACATCAGCCGATGACGCATAGCCTTGAATTGTCCCACTGGCTGCGACAACATTATCGCCAGTCCATTGGATGGTCATCTTAGGCTGGATCGGCGCAGCATAGAACATTGCATTGCTTGCGCCAGCCGTGCCACCAGAAGGCACAAGAGAAATGTAAAAGGTCTGGCTCGTCGTGCCAGTATTGCAGATGTTAATCGTTGTAACCGTAAGCTGCGTTGTCGAAGCTACAGTATAAAGATTGCCGTATGTTCCTGTTGGCGCGGCTCCGCTGTAGATGACAGACCGGCGCAGAAAGTTGAAAAGATACCCAGAGTTAAGAGCGATGTTGTTGATAGCAACAACACCGTTTTTCTGGGTAGTCAGGATGTCATCTAAACTAGCCATTAGAATTTCCCATCCTGCTGCACACGATAGCGAATATTACCAAGACGCCACCATGAGCCAATGTCATTGCTTTCAATGCGGATAGAAACCAAGCGGCCCCTAAAGCGCGGCGTAATGAACTGAACCGCGCTCGTCATCGTGTAGGGGCCATAGACACTTGGCGTAGAGTTTGGATAGTCCAAAACGTAGAATGTTAGGAGGACGTTCGCACTCTGCACATTGCCATAATAGCCCCACTTCATGTCGGGCCACACTTGATCGATAAACATCTTCAGATCGGCTTCGTTCAAAACGAAGTAACCTGTCTGGAAGTAAGATGTCATAGGCTGCTCATCAGCATCCGGTGACACCTCATGCTGATAAATATAGTTGTCCGTCCCCGCGCCAATGGGAGGCCCTAGCACAGACTCGTTAATCCATGCCGTGCGGCCAAGCGTGCCATAATCCCACTGATCAAGGTTGATGTTGTATTTAACGTAATGGCTGACTTCCCCGCCATTGCTCGTTGTCGGGTAGTACCATGCCACTTCGCCAAAGCGTGAATTCGTGGCAACCCGGATTTTGTCCAAGTTATCTGTGTCTAGGTCTTGGAAGACCACATCCCAAATCGGGCAGCGGATTGGCTCGACACCAGACCCGGAGAACTTGAAGAACTGGGATTGTCCCATCCAGTAGATGATGCCGTTCATCGATCCGGCTGCTTTGCGACCGATAAGACCGCAATTCACACCGACTTCGTTGAACTGGTAAACATAGGGAGGGCCAACGTACTGCATCGCCCACAGAGAAAGATCAGTCCAAATCAAACCCTGCTGCGGGCCTTGAATGCACTGGATGATCTTTGAGCCTTTTGGCACGCGGTATGAACCAGCCTGATTGGTAATCAAAGCCGTCCACGAGTTGTAATTATTGACATCGCACCAGCGAATTAGCATCGGGTCTGCGATGCCATTGAAGGTCGTCCCCCACGAGATGATTTGCCTTTGCGGCATCGCAACAAAAGCGCCTTGATTAACAGAGGGTGCTTCTGGGATGGCAAGAGCTATTGGGTCGCCGCTTGTTGGGCTCCATTTGAAGATTGGGCCATTCAATGGCGTAGATATTAACTCTTCACCCCAGTTGTCCAACGTCCAATCTGTTGCATTGATTGGGATGCCACTACCAGCAACCTGCGGGATACCGGAGCCATAAGCGCCTCTGCCATAGCCGCCAATGCCGTAGCCGGTCCCTGCTGGCAACGGGCCAATGCCGTTCCAATACTTGAACCTTACATTGCCGCTATTTTCAGAGATGCGGAAAGAGCCTCTAATTGTGCCGCCAGAAACATATGCAGCGGTAGTCGCATTGGCATAGCTTACCGTGCCAACGCCTGATGCTGTGACAACATGAGTGCCATTATACCCGGCCGGGACAACACCAGACACAACTATGGTAGAGCCGATGGGGATAGTTGAACCTGAATATGTCAATGTAGCCGTCACGCCAGTCCCAGACGCGCCAGTAACATTGATTGTAGAAGCTGTCGTAGATGCAGAAATTACAAAATTATTAGCATCGACAATGCTTGTAATGACATAAGCGCCAAGCAGTGTGATGCCAGCATATGACGTCGCTACGAGAATGGCATACTCTTGCCCTTCCAAATAGCCGTGGGCTGGAAGGGTTACGTTAACAAAGTCTGACCCTGTTGTAAGAGTATAAAGGGCAACAGACCCGCCATTAGCCACCGTTGATGTAGCCAAATATGACTCATCAAAAGTATTTTTTGGGTAAATGTAATACTGGTTTGGGCCAAGGCCGGGATTATAAATCTGGTATTGGCCAAACAAGATAATGCCACCGACACTGATATGTGTCTGAATATCGACCACATCATAATCATCGACACTGCGCCCAGTATCGACAACTAGAACTTGATTTGAGCCTGCTGTGGTCGAGAAGTTGACAGCTACATCGACCGTTCTTGTCTGTGGCGTAATGTCATTCGCGCCGCCATTCGTGATCACAACAAGCGAGTTTCCTGCACCTGTAATGGAGCCACCAGAAACAAATGCAGTTGTGGTGGTCGATGCGAAGGAAACGCTCGTGCTAGTCGATGCCGTGACAGTATAAGTGCCGTTATAAGCAGACGGGTTCATACCCGTTACTTGGATCGAATACCCGGCGACAAATGTGAATGGGCCTGTGTATGTCAGGGTTACTGTGGTGCCAGTGCCAGACGCGCCAGTGACCACTATGGGTGCGATACCTTCTGCCCCAACTCCCAGATAGGAGTTGCCAGCTAAGTCTTTCCAAGCCCACAGGCAGCGGACTTTAGAGCGGATAGAGCTTGAAAAGTATTTCAGCCAACCGCCAAGCTTCTGCACGATGCCACCAAGCGTCCGGTCTGGGACAAACCGGATCAGTTGGCTTTCTGAAATGGCAGCTTCATTCAGTGCGGGCGTCTTGTTTTGATCAACACCCGGAATGATTTTGAACGATGCGTGAGGCATTTGTTACCTCGTCGGTGAAGCTGTTTGAGATTGCGACTGCGAAGACCAAGCCGCAGCTTCAAACTTCTTCCTGTTTTCTTCAGAAATGGCGCTCTTCAGAAGCATTTGATATTGCTGCTCATAGCTTTGGGCCATGGCAGGGTCATCCGACTGGCGGCCGAAGTTGCGCTGGTAGCCGGACACAAAGATCATCGATGCCATAATCATCAGGTCTGGAAGGTAAAGACTGATGAATGTGGTCGGGTTGGATACCGACAAGCTACTTGGGCGATAGGTCCCAATGATCTCACACTGATAGTTTTGATCAGGGAACGGTCCGACCAAGAAAGTGTAATCGTCAAAGGGGCAGAAATACTGCGGCAAGCCGGTTGCTTGGCTGTTGTTATAGACCTGATCCAAGAACTCTTTTGTGCATGGCAGCAAAGGGTTCCTAACACCAGTGTCAGGGCTGGCTGTCCCAAACGGGGTAATGACATTGATCTGCTCTGGCACAACAAACGTGCCAGCCGGAACCACAACCTGCCTGCTGCCGACTGTCATGCCATAAGCTGTGGTGGCAATCGACGTAAACAGGAAGTCCACATCACGATAGATGCGGTTTTCCGCATAGGTGATCATCTGAGGCAGGATGGTCTGAAACTCAGGGTTAGCCTGATCGACCACCGCCAAGGTGGCAATCTGTGTCACATACTGAGAATAGGTCAGACCTGTTGTCATCTTACCCGACCATCGTTTGAGCCGTCTTGCTCACATCCGCCACACGGCGACCCCAGCCTTTGCCGAACCTGCCCCATGTCGGCAATTTCTGAAGGAAGGCCAACCTATTATCGCAGATACACTTGATCAGGGCAACGGGATCGGTCGCTTGGGCGGCCGCGACCGTCTTTGGGCCAATGGCCCCGTCAGCCGTTACACCAAGGCATGATTGAAGCTGCTTTGCCGCCCTGCCTGTGCCGCTGTTAACGGCATAGTCGAAAACCGCATAATCAACCCCATCAGGGAGATCGTCTCCCTTAATCTTATCCCAATAGTTCTTGCGATAGACCGGTGCCACATCTGCCACAGTCAAAGATTTGAGCGATCCGGGCGCAACTGGATGGCCGACCCATTCTTCCCATACCTTTTTAGTAACGCCCAACATGGTCTCGCCGCCGGGGTCATGCGGGTCATCCACCCATCCCCCTTCGTGCTTCAGAACGAGCGCGAGCGACTGTTCAAAATTATGCTTCATTTCTTCGTACCCATGTCTGCGATGATCTGTTCTTTAGCCCGCGAACCGGACGATGAACCGTAATAGTAGCCAATTACTGCCGTGAAGGCCGATGACAAAGCACCCAGCAGGATAAGTAAGGCATCTTGGCCCCTTTGGGGGAGGCCATAGAACATGAGACCGCTAAGTGTTCCGAAAAACCCGACACACACAACCCCGGCCAATATGGTCGGTGTCTTATCTTTAAGGCTTACCTCACGCTGACGGGCGCTATTCCGGTCTGTGGCATCAATCTGGGCAAGATCAATGTCCAGCTTCTTCATGGTAACAGCGAAGTTGGCATCAATCTCTTTAAGCCGCGCCAACTGTTCCGGCGTGGCAGACCCCAAAGCCGCAGCCACCTCTTGCTCAGTTCCCTGTTCCGTCCCAAGCAGCGCAGACGATAGAGTTTTGACAGCAAGGCCAGCTAAAGGGCCGCCAAGGGCGGAGGCGATGGTAGGTGCGACTTGGGCCAGTAGGCCACCCATTTTGCCAAAATCCATAGCTTTCTCCCTGCGCCGCTATTTGGTGATGTTGAATGTCAGATTAGCGTGATCTGGGTAGCTAATCAGAACCTCGCCTTCTGGGCATTTATACTTGATACGCGCCAGTAATGTTGCCTTACCGGCAGCAACACGGCCCGGATTGTCGATTGTGATTGCGTACCCAAACTTCTCCACCTTATTCGCAGCGGGGCCAGAGAACCTTGCGATAGACGGAGAGGCAGTATGCACGATGTGCCGTGAATCACGCACTTCAAGGTTAAACTGTTCTACAGAACAATCGTCTCTGATCTTGCGGCGTGCCACCACAACATAAAACTCTTCATTCGCAGGGCCGTCCGAAATGCTAAAATTCTCTGCTGACCATTCAAGGATAGGCTTGTTAAAGACACCAAGCTTATCTGTCACAGTATAGCCGCCGCCAACCATAGCAAAGACAGCGGTTACTGCCCCAACAGATTTGGTTATACGGTCGGCGTCCAAGTTCATTTGTCAGCCTTTTTATCCTTCAAATCATCTATTTTTACAAATATCTCGCGTAAAATACCTTTTATCTCGTTTAGCCCTTCTCTAAACTCATCTTTTCTCAAATAGTGGCTAGGTAAATCTATTTCAATTTGCCGTACATCACGGCGCAATTCTGCCACAGCGCCCCATAGCTCACGGGCAAACCATCCCCCCACACCCATGGTTGTTGCGATAGCCGCATTTATTAAGGTCTGGGGTTCAATGCTCATGCCACTAACTCTTCGGGGTCCGGTGGGGCCTCTGTCAAAGACGCCTGAATATACTCTACATTTTGCTTTAGACGAAGATCACCCGGCGTTTTTTCTAGCGCCAGTTTGGCTTGTTCTAGTGCCAATTCTTTCATTCCCAAGCGATAGGCAGAAATAGACGCTAAGTCATGCGCCTGATGTCCCCATACGGCTGGGTCGCAAGTATAGACCAGTTCCCTGTTCTGGATGCGAAGTGCCCGCATGGCATAAGCAAAACACTCTTCCCATCGACTCTGGCGATACATGAGCATAGCAAGCTCGCACCACGGCTCCCGGGTATTGGGCG